AACCGCACGCATTGGGACAAGAGCAAGCGGTGGGAAATGCTTGGCCCCGAATCAGCGCAGCAATGGGAATGGCTGCTCTCGGGCTACATCAGCACCGGCCCGCGCATCCGGTGGCGTTTGCTCGGCAAATACTTCCAGATTTGGCCGGGAATGAACGCCGATGAATTGCTGGGGTTTGAGTACCGCAGCAACGCTTGGGTAGAGAGTGCGTCGGGACTCGCAAAAACGAGCATGACGGCTGATGATGACCGTTGCATTTATCCAGATCGCGTCATCGTGCTTGGCACAAAGCTCAAGTATTTTGAGGCAAAGGGCTTTGACACGACCGCGCTATACCGCGATTACTTGATGGAATTGGAAACGGCCATCGCGCAGGACACGGCAGCAGCCAACCTCTCGTTTGCGCCGCGCCCGGGTACGGTGTTGATCGGCTACGACAACATCCCTGACAGCGGTTACGGTACGGACAGCCAGTAATGGCCTCGCCCGTTCGTCGCAGTCGGCTCATTCAGCGCACGCAGGCCAATGTGGCCTCGCTCCCCGCCCCCGTGGGCGGTTGGAACGCCCGCGATGCGCTTGCCAACATGGCTCCGACGGATGCCGTAACGCTGGACAACCTATTCCCCGGCGTTTCCAGCGTGACGCTGCGTGGCGGCTACGACAAACACGCCATCGGCATGACGGGGCAGATAGAAACGCTGATGGAGTACAGCGCAGGAGCGACAGATAAGCTCTTTGCGGTCGTTGGCGGCAACATCTACGACGTTACGACAGCCGGGACCGTCGGCGCGGCGAAAGTCACAGGGCTGTCTAACAGCCGTTGGGAAGCCGCCAACATTACAACCTCTGCGGGCGGCTATTTGTACGCAGCGAATGGCGTCAACAAGCCGCTGCTGTTTGATGGCACCAATTGGACACCGATTGACGGTGCCTCCTCGCCTGCGATTACAGGCGTCACGACCACCTCGCTGATGCAGCCCACCCTGTTTAAAAACAGGATGTGGTTTATCCAAGTGAACACGTTGAAGGCGTGGTATTTGCCCACAGCATCGGTGGGCGGTGCAGCCCAAGCACTTGATTTGTCCTCGGTTGCCAAACTGGGCGGCAGGCTCGTTGCAATGGCAACGTGGACAATTGACGCGGGCTATGGCGTTGACGACAACCTTGTATTTGTCACCGACAAGGGCGAAGTTATCGTTTATCGCGGCACCGACCCCTCTAGCGCCTCTACGTGGGCGCTGATCGGCGTATGGATTGTGGGTGCGCCAATCTCGCGGCGTTGCTTGATGAAGTACGGTGGCGATCTGCTGGTGTTGACGCTGGACGGCCTTGTGCCGCTGGCTTCAGCGTTGCAATCGTCCCGCCTTGACCCCAACGTGGCGCTGTCGGACAAAATCCAAGGCGCGTTTGCGGCGGCGGCACGAACGTATAAAGAAAACCACGGCTGGGCGTTGCAGTATTACCCGCTCAACAACGCGCTGATTGTAAATATCCCAATTTCAGCCGGATCACAGCAGCAATTTGTGATGAACAACATTACGAAGGCGTGGTGTCGCTTTACCGGCTGGTATGCGAACTGTTGGGCGTTGCTTGGCAACGAGTTGTATTTCGGCAGCGACGGTTACGTTGCAAAGGCATGGACAACGGGAACGGGGTCAGCCGGGTACAACGACAACAACCAAGCCATCAACTCCAAAGCGTTGCAGGCGTTCAACTACTTTGACACCCGTGGCGTTATCAAATACTTCACCCGTGGACGCACGACAACGTACAGCAATGGGCAGCCGACCATCGGCGTTGGTATCGCCGTGGACTTCCAAACCGACGATTTCCTCGGTGCGCTGTCGTTTGTGGCAACAAACTATGGTCTATGGGATGTGGGACTATGGGATCAAGCCATTTGGGGCAGCAACACGATTGCCAACAACACGGTCGTTGGGTTAAGCGGCATCGGGTATTGCGGCGGCGTGATTTTTAATAGCAGCAGCAAAAACGTGTCGTTGGAATGGGCATCAACGGACGTCGTGTATCAACTCGGATGGGCTGGAATATAGTCAGCGGCCCTCATGTGGGGGCGTGGGTTACGGCGCAGACTGAAGGGGCGTTCCACCCCGAGCGGTCGGTGGCGATTGGATTGGAGCGTGACGGCGAACTGGTCGCCGGGACGGTATACGAGAACTGGAACGGGAAATCCGTGGTTTGCCACATTGCGTGGCAGCGGGTGACCCCAGCTTATATGGCGGCGGTGTATGACTATGCGTACAACGTCGCAAATGTTGATAAGATCATAGGGCCAATCAGCAGCAACCATACCCGGGCGCTCGCATTGGTCAGCAAGATGGGATTCTCGGAGGAAGCGCGGATTAAAGACGCCGCGCATGATTCTGGGGATATTGTTTTGATGACGCAGACACCAGACAGGTGTCGTTTTTTGGAGCCTCGGTATGGGCAAAAGATCACCGGCACCGCCACCGGCACCTGATTACACAACCCTTGCGATTAAGCAGGGCGAGGCCAATTTGGCCGCTGCTAAGCAGTCGGCGTATATGTCCAACCCGAACATTTACGGGCCAACGGGCAGCCAAACTGTTAGTTGGACGAAAACGCCGACGGTAGACACCGACGCCTACAACAAGGCGATGGAGCAGTTTCGTGCGGCGCAAATGGCTGATCCGTATGGATATGTAGGTGAAGCGCCGACCCAAGAGCAATTCACGACGTTTATTGAGCAGCCGACGGTTCGGCAGACGATTAACCCGAACGCTGAAGCCGCGTTACGTGAGCAAGAGCTGGCCCAGCTTTACATGTCGCAGGCAGCGCGTGGCGCGGCAGGGGGATTACAAAACCTCGGCATTGCCTCGGCATTTGATGCTCGCAGCATTCCCGGGTTGCGTTATGACTTGCCCTACGCGGGCGGCGTTGAACGCTACACGATGTTGCAGGAGACGCCGGGTTACACCGACATTGGTTATGCCAATCAAGGGTTGGCAGGCGCTCCGACAGCAGGTTATACCCCGTATGCCGGATATAACATTGAAGGGTTGCCGGGACAAATTACTGCGGGCGACCGCGCATCAGTAAATTTGCCCGTCCAAGGCGCGATTTTGCCGTTTACGACCGGCATAGAGCGTGCGACCGCTGGCCCCGCTGCGCCAACCGATCTGGGCCGCGCTGATGCTGGGCCGTTTAGCCCGCAAGCAGCGCCCTCGGGGCAAGCGTTTGGCACCGCAGGCGCTGGCCCCGTTGCCCCGGGTTTACAAGGGTTAAATCTTGCGGGCGTTGGCGGTGTTGGGCAGGGCGTTGGCGGCGGTGAATTTGGTTACGCACAAGGCGGCCCGTCTGGTGGGTTGTTTGGGTTAGCAACGCAAGGCCCATCAGGACTAAATCTTGCCGGACTAGATCTGTCGGGCATTGGCGGAGTGGCCGGAGGCCCGCAGCAAGGCCAGTTCGGGTACGCGCAGCAATTTGTAGGCGGCCCGCAGTTGCAGGGTCAGATTGATATGGCAGGGCTTGCCGCCGCTCCGGTGCAAGCAGGCACAACGGCGCAACAAGCGATCATGTCGCGCCTTGCCCCGCAGTTGCAGGGCGAGCGCCAACAGCTTTACACGCAGCTGATTAACCAAGGTTTGCGCCCGGGCGGCGAAGCGTTTAACGCCGCCATGTCGTCGCAGATGCAGAAAGAAAACGATCTGCTGTTGCAAGCCGCCGCGCAGGGCATCAGCCTTGACCAAGCCGCCCGCCAGCAGGGTTTTGCGGAACAGCAAGCCCGCGCCATGTTTGCCAATCAGGCGCAATTACAGGGCTTTGGGGCGGGCATGGAGCAGGCGGGGCTATACAACGTTGGCCTCGGCCAAAACGTGCAGCAAGCCCTTGCAACGCAAGCGGCGCAGAATCAGGCGCAGCAACAGGCGTTTCAGCAGCGGTTGCAGGCAGGTGAGTTCGGACAAGAAGCGCAACTGGCGTCGTTTGGCACTCAACAGTCAGCTGCGGATGCGTACAACCGCGCCATCGCGCAAAACTTTGGTCAGTTCCAATCTGCACAGCAGATGCAGAACCAAGCCATGCAGCAAAACCTGCAAAACCAACTTGCAGCCGAAGAAGCGCAACGGGCGGCGCAGTCGCAGCGGTTCGGTCAGGCTGTCGGCGCAACCGAGCTTGGCGCACAGCTGGCGGGTCAGCAGTTTGGCATGGGGCAGCAAGCGCAACAGGCTCAAAACCAAGCCATTGCGCAAAACTTTCAGCAAGCGTTAGCTGCGCAAGAAGCGCAAAACGCTGCGTTGGGTCAGGGCTTTGGTCAGGCGCTTGGGGCGCAAGAATTTAACCGGGCGGGTTTGCTTGCGCAGTTTGGCGTTGGGCAGCAGGCCAACGAGGCGTACAACCAAGCGGTTGCGCAAAACTTTCAGCAAGGGCTATCTGCGACCGAAGCCCAAAACGCTGCGTTGCAGCAGATTTTTGGTCAAGGCGCACAGCAGCAGCAGATGTACAACCAAGCTATTGCGCAGAACTTTGCGCAACAGCAAGCCGCGCAAGAACTCAACCTTGCCCGACAGGCGCAGCAGGCTGGACAGTCACGCGAACAGGCGCAGTTTTACAACCAAGCGCAAGCGCAAGCCATGCAACAGGAGTTGGCACGGCAGGCCGCACAGAACGCCACGCAAGGCCAAATGTTTCAGCAGATCGTGCAGCAGCAAGAATCACGAAACGCTGCTATTGCTCAACGGTTTGCGGAGCAGCAGGCGCGTATTGCCGCAAACAACCAAGCCACACAGCAGCAGTTCCAACAGAACCTTGCGCAACAGCAGTTCTACAACACCGCTGTGCAACAGGCGCTTGCCCAGCAGGCTGCGATCCGTTCGTTGCCGGTCAACGAGATCAGCGCGTTGCTCTCTGGCGGGCAGGTGGCTATCCCGCAGTTTCAAGGCTACAGCGGCGTCAGCGTGGCTCCCGCGCCGATCTTCCAAGCGGGGCAAGCGGCGGGCGATTTCGCGCAGCGCAATTACCAGAACCAAGTCGGTTCGTATAACGCTGGCATGGGATTACTCGGCAGCCTTGCCGGTGCGGCAGGCACGGCACTTGGCGGCCCGCTTGGCGGCGCTATCGGCAAAGGCTTATTCGGAGGCTAATACATGAACGGCTTTCAACCAGATCGTAGGCCGCAGCAGATGGCGCGGATGCTTGCTATGCAGGAACGCAACACCTCGCTCAACGCACCCCCGGGGCAGCGTGACATGGCATACCGGCAGACGGCGGGGCTGGGTTACGCGCAGCCGACTCCGAACACCGCCCCCGGCGTGCCACCGCAGGCCATGAACTTCAACGGCCCCCCGCAAGCAATGCAGGGCGGTCGCCCGTTTGGCTACAGCCA